CGAAAAGTGGGAAGGTGATGGCTGTTGTTGGTTCAATGGCTGGGCATGTCGCGCGCATGGTGGACGTTTATGGTGGTGCTGTGGCGGGTGGGGTGGCCGAGGGTACTGTGTCTTTGCAGGTGCAGGTCCAGCGGCCACGCCGCTTGTCGTGGGGTTCATGGGTCCGCGATGCCGCGGGCATGGTTTGGGCGGGGCTTAAGTGCTTCGCGTTCGGTCTCTTCTGCGACGTCGTGTGCGGGCGCTGGGTAAACCCGCTGATAAAACTCTCTTTGGCGGGTTTGGTCCTTGCGCTTTATCGGCGCGTCGAAGATTCCGAGTACTATGCCGCCGGCTCCTGGGTCGGCATGCTTTTTGGCAGGGTATCTGGTTTCGCCGAGTTGTTTTTGCCGACCTTCTACGTGGCTCGCGTGCGTTCGTGCGCTGGAGTGATCCATCGCGCTTGGTACGTCGGGCTATTGTTTTGCATCGGTGTGAGTGGTGTCCCTTTGGGCCCATATATGCTTGGTGGGGTCAGCCCCGGTTGCGACGCTTGCTCGGTGTCGCCTTCTCAAGCTTTTGACGGCGGGGCTTGTGTGCCAGAGGTGCGGTACGTTAATGTCACTTTGGGGTACGCCCCCTTTGTGCAGTATGTCAACGTCACGCGGGATGTTTTTGTGAATGTTACGCGTGAGGTTTTCGTTAACGTGCCCGGCCCTTGTGTTGTTTGTGAACGCGTTGTCGCGGCTTCGAACCGTACGGGGGAATTCAGTGGAGAGATCGCCGATGCGCCGCGTGCTGACGGTATGTTCGTTGATTTTGAACGTCTTCGGATGATGCACAGAGCCCTTGCCCAGCGTGGCAAGTGGCACCGTCAGTACGAACGCGCCATTCGCGAGAGAGACGCCGCTACCCTTCGGGTGGCGGCTTATCAGGCGGACCGGATTGGCTCAGGCGACGCGTTGCGCGCCGAGGTTGCCGCCCGTACGGCTGATGCGGCGCTGGCAAGGGCTCAGGCTTATGCAAGCGCCGTTGACGTCAAGCGGGCTGAGGCTGATCGTGTTGCGTGTACAGTCGATGCTGGACGGGTCAGGGCTTTGGCCTCAGCCCGATCGGCAGAGGCTGAGCGTGTCAAAGCCGAGCATGCGGCATATGTTGCTGAGGCTGCTGCTCAGCGCGCCGCTTTGCTGGGCCGCCTTGAAACACAGGCGGCCGATTTGGCTAAGTTGCGTGCCGCGGCCGAAGCATCGCCGTTGTCGAGAGCCCTTGTTCTCGTGACTTCTACCTTCGATGACGGCTTTTTCGCACGCGCGGAGCGTGCAATTGCTGAGTTCCGTTTGTACCTTCCGCACATTGTGCACGGGGTTCGCGTGTGGGCTTTCGAGGTCGTTGTTTATGGGGCGGGGCCTTGGTTCGTCAATTCCACTCCTCAGGTCGCTTTCGCCTT